AGGTCCGTTCATTGGCTGAACACCTGCTAGGTCATAAGCGACCAAGTTAGGCATTGCACGACGGATAAGGCTGATCAACACAGGGTCGAAACCAGCAACTGGTCCACCAGCTCCTGCTCCACCACTAAAACCAGCGGCTCCACTGCCACCTGGGTCTGTGTTAACTGTAGGAGGTGCTTCTGATAAGAATGCACGTTCCTCTCTTAAAAATCTTTCTTGGTTTTCTAGAAGTTGTGCGGTAACTGCTCTCCTATGGTTGTCCTTGATATTCTCAAGTCCTTCTGCCTCTAGGAGGGGTTGCCACTTCTTCTGGAGTTGTCCAGAGTTGAACATTTGGCTTTTCCTCTAATGTTTGAGTAATTTAAAATTAATGACTATTGGAACTTAGTAACTGCTTGAAGGTATTGTTCCATTGCTGGAGATACGTCCTCAGCAATAGCATCTTCAGTAGATACTTCCTGAGACTCAACTACAGGCTTCGCTTTGAAATACGATTCCTTGAGAGTAGTGAGCTTATCTCGGTATTGTTCTTCACTTTCAAACTCAACACCTTTAGATAGTTCGGAGAGTTTATCCTTTTGAGATAACGCCAAACCTTCACTTACTTCATCTAGAATGTTGTCGGAAACAGATGCTGATAGACGCTTAGTCAATGCGACATTACTATCGATCTGTTCGTTGAGTTTTGTTTCCATCTCATCTAACTTGGAAGTCATTGCTTCCAATACATCATATTTGTCTTCAGGGATTTCTACATAATGTTCTTCAAAAAGTGACTTTAGGCCACTCATAAAGGACTCAGAGAGTTCTTCTCTGATTCCAGTTTCGACTTGTAACGCATTCTCGTTGATCCATTCGTTTGCAACGTACTCTAGATAGGAATCAACACGTTCAGTCAACTCAGTTCTAAGTCCAGCATACTCTTCAGCAAGCCTTTCTTCGTACTGAGCTTCTAGATTGCTTTTTAACTCTTCAATCTTGGACTTAACAGCAGCCTCAAAGATTGTAGCAGTTTTCTCTTTGTATTCGTCAGAGAGATCTTCACCTTCTACTAATGCTGCTACGTCATCAGCAACATCGATAGTTAGTTCTTCGACTTTCTCTTCTTCAGAAACAACGGTTTCATCGTTAGCAGGTTCTTCAGAAACAACTTCTTCAGATTCTGCCTCTACTTCCTCGTTAGCACCTTTACCATATCCTGTACTCTTCAGAGCAGAAGGACCAGGTAATTGTACTGTACCAGCTGTTCCCTTAGTTTGAGGATCACCTGTCTGTGCAAACTTTGCACTAGGTGTCTTCAACTTATTGGAATCATCTGTAGGTTTGTTATTTGTAGGAGTAGGACCACCCAAATCTTCTATTGGTGCATTGTCGGGCACATAGTTTGGAGTTTTGGGTTGTGGCTCTGCGGGTTTAGCACCTTTGGTAACCTGGTTCTCCATCTCATTTAGTGTTTTTTTCGCAGCCATTGGTTAACGTTCCGTAACTTTCCTGTTTTATACTGTATTTATTTAGACAACTATAGATCTGATAGGAATTCTGCAAACAACGCAAGTTTGTGTGCTTCTAAAACATTCTGATCTACCATCGTATTTATTGTTCTCTTTGTCTCTTCTAATCTATGCTCACGCAATACTCCACCTTCCCATACCCATTCCTTTCCTTCCATCACACCATCTACAAAAGCATCTGGTGCACTAGGGTCTGCTACTATATCAGCAGCAGTGGCAAGCATAAAGTCTTCACCGACATAACTTACACCATCACGACTTATAATAGAACCCATTCCTCTAGAAGATACACCTAACTTTACTCCTTCCCCAATAAGAGAAGAAGCTATCTTACCCATAGGGGTAGAAAGTATCTGTGCTTTACCAATAAAATTATTACCCTCTTGTGTAAGAGATGTTATTTTATGTGATACTCTATCTAAGTTTATCTGTGGTCCATCTGGATGACCTAACTCTCCAAGGGCACGACCCTTTTCAACGAAAGATTCAGAATAACGCTTTACCTCATTTACCATAGTTTGTAGAGGATAGCAACGCTTATTACGATTGACTATCTCTGCTTGTAAAAATGGTCCTTGAATATAAAGTGTTTTCTTACCATCCTTTTCTTCGGTAAGAACTTCTACTGATTCAATTTCTTCAGAAATTAACTTCATCCTATTCCTACCTCGTGTAAGTGCATTGTGCTACCATCAGAAGTTTCAGGTGCTAACCTAAAGATAACTGACTTTGACAACGTTGCGGTTCCTGTAAAATCTGCTAGGGCAGATGTATTTGCACTAACTGTAATAGTCTGTTTGTAATCATTCCACTGTTGTGGTGCTGACTTAGCAGTAACTTCTACATGTGCTATGGTGCTATTATAAGCACCGACAGCCGATCCAGATAAGGTAACATAGTCACCAACTTGAATCTTACTATCTGTGTGGTCTATAGTAATAACAGCAGATGCTGCTTTACTAATTGCTGACACTGGGGCGTTTGCAGGGTGACCATAACGATAAAGGAAGTCATTTCCTTTCTCTATATGGAACGAACCTACACCTGCCTGAGCAGCTGTATTGCAAACTGATAAGTGACCACTCTTTTTCTCTGAACTACAAGCAACATACAGGACACCTGTTTTTACTATCTGTGCGTCAGAAACTACAGAAGTTGCATTAGCAGATGTTAACTCACCATGATCGGCTACCAGTTTTAATGGTTGTGATGCTGTCATTCTTCTTCCTGTTGTTCTTGTTCTGGTTCAACGGCAGCGGCTACTGGTTCTTCGACTTCACCTTCTACAGGTTCTTCAGCGTCTCCGAATATTCCTTTTGCAACACTAGGAGTTAACTGATCAACTTTTTCAGATGATTTTTGATACAATACAGTTTTGATTGCATCATGTACTTCGGAAGGTGAAGCATCTGATGCCATCATGCCAAGTAATTCATTCGTATCCATTATGAATGTTTAGTAAAACGCTAAGTATATTTATATCTTCGCTTTCTTGATGTCTAATTGAGGAGCCTTTGCTATACCTGCATCTTTCTTACCATTTAGGTCTGGTTCTTTAGGATTAGCACCCATGTCCCCACCAGCATCTGCAAATTGTCCCTGCATGATCGCATTCTGCGTTTCAAGTGGAACACCTACACCCGCTTCATTTTCTTCTTCCATCTCTTGTGACATCTCTTCTATCTCTTCGTCAGTCTGACGTAATACCTTACGTTTAACATAATCTCTTGAGTAGTATGTACCGATATATGGTTCAATAGCAGTCATGATGTTTAGACGTTCAGTCATCAACTCATGATCTTTTAGTTCTGCAAAGTGATTGTCATAAACATAATCAAATTGTATATGTTCTGCTATCTTATTCCAGTCTTCTGGTGTTACAATATTCTTCAATACTAATTGAGTCTTCAATAGATCTAGGAATAATGCACTAAATCTTTTTCTCAAACGACCAACAAACTTACTAAACATAAGTTCGTCACGTAAAATCTCAGATGATCTACCTAGATTGAAACCACCAGTATCTCCAATACGAGACTCAGGTACATTCAATGATCGATATAATTTCTTTTGGAAGTACTCGATGTCTGTAAGTTCTCCAAGATTTTGTCCACCTGGGAGCGTAGAGATCTCAGTGCCTCGTCCACCTTCTCGTCTCGGTAACCAGAAGTCTTCGAGCATTGACATGAATTTTTTATCATCTTTAATTTCTCCTGTATTAGCATCGTAAACTAACTTATTACGATAGCGTTGCATTACATCACGTAGGTATTGTTCCGCTTTCACCTTCGGAAGATTACCAACGTCAATATAGAATATTCTTCTTTCTGGAGCACGAGAAAGTCTGTATATAACAAGAGAGTCCTCAATCATTCTCAACTGGTTGAGACCCTTGATTGCCTTATGTAAGTATGAAAGTGTAATCTTTTTATTACGATCTACCAGACCTGAATGAACATATGTAATAGAATCCTTAGCAATCTTTATTCCTTTACCTGCTACTGTACCAAACTTCTGTGCTACTCCTTGAGGATAGTAGGTATAGAATTCTGTAATCTTACTATCTTTTTGAACTTCTCCATTATCTTTACCTGCATTAGGTAAAGCCATGGCACCTCTTTCTTTATCATTAGGTTTTACTCTCATCAACTTTATCTTGAGAGCATCAATATATCTAATTTCTTTTATACCTTCATCAGGCTTCTTTAGGTCAATTACTTTATGATAGTAAAGTCTACCGTCTGTATACCAGTTTCTAAAAATCTCGTGAGACTTCTTATCAAATTCTAATAAGTCCTTTACAACTTTGAACTCTTCTCTTATAATCTTCTTTAGATTATCACCAACTTGTAAATTGTCTAGGTCTATTTCTACAGGACTATCGTTCAGATCACTAACGATTGCTTCATTTACTACATGTTCAATAGCAGTATCACACTCAGGGTGTAATGCCATATCACGATAACGTTTTATTATGTCAAACTCTGTACGGAATACTCCTTCAATATCAACATACTGTCCATAAAAACCTGACGAAAGGTAATAATCAGCACCGTCCTCCTTATTAGGTGGAACTGGACTGACTATACCTTTCGACTTCTTTTCATCGTCGCTGATAGAGAAACCAAAAAGCTTGGCCATAATATTATTTTACCTTATACTGTATTTATTATACCACAGAACCAGCATTTGCACCGTTATATGCAGTCCAGTACTGTACTTGTAATGTTACTTGGAACTCTTCGATAGCATCTGGTTGATCATAACTCAACTCAATACCACCAACTGCACTTGGCCAACATCCTACCATCTGGTAACGACGTAGTACAGGCAGTGTAGCAGGGTTATCTTTACCTGCAACGTTTAGTTCTGTTTGTGCTCTACCTAATTGGTTTACAGTCCAATCTGAGAAGTAGCTGCTAGGATTGATTGTACCAGATCCGTCAGATACTTTTACGATGAAATTAGCCCATCTCTCAAATGCTTCTCTTAGTTTGAAGTCACCGTCATTTACAACAGTAATTACCCAAGGATCGAATCTACGATCACCTGCTACTTTGAGTTGACGACCACGGAAAGGTACTACTACTTCAGCAACGTTAGATGCTGGTAACTGTGCCCCCTTGATCAACATACGGTATGTTGTGTCTTCGATCTCATCATCGAATATACCTACCCCAGATGGAAAGTTTAGCTCAACCTCAAATAGATTAGGACGAGCACCACCACTAACCAGTCTGGACTTGAAAGAATCTATAGATCTCTCGTTATTAGGTATAGAAAAAATGTTCCTATCTAATGCCATGGTTTGAGTTCTCCTTATACAGTACCTACAACTTCACTGAAGGATACTCCAGTGCGTGTGGCGACAAATGTTAGACCGATAAAGTTGATCGATCTTGCTGGCTTAATGAATATATCAGCGATAAATTCATTCCGATCAATAACATCAGGGGTGTTATTGGTCTCATCACAAACAAGCAAGAAGTCGGTTATACCTCGTTTTGCTTGTACATCCCTTAGGAATGGTTCAACAATGTTCACGAAGTTACTTCGTGTACCTGCATCGTTGAGTTCAAAGAGTTGTGCTTTAGCAGCATTTTCAATTGCCTTTTCAACTGTAATGAATAATCTTCTTACGTTGATTCTATCGAAAGCACTCTCATAAGAAAGACCAGTCTTATCACCAAATAGGATAATTCCAGATCCAGGTTGTGAGATTATTGGATTGATCCGATCAGAATAGAGTTGATCTCTTGCATCTTGACCAGGATTGAATGCTAATTTGATTGCAAAGTTAATACCACCTCGTACTTGTCCAGCAGGTGAGAACCAAGGGTAGTTATCCCTATCAGTTCTAACACATAGACCAGCAACGTCAGAAGAAGTTGGCATCCAAACAAACTTCTTATTGAATCTATCGTACACGTACTGATAACCAGCATCGAAGATAGCGTATGATGAAGATGTTATAGGACCGAAGAACTCAAGTGCATTCTTCAGTTGATCAGCAGAATCAGTCACATTTACAAGTGATGCTCTGTTTGGTGAAATGAACGTAATGCAATCTTTACGTCCTTCACAAATCTGTATGAGCTTGTTAGCTTTCGCTTGCTCTTCTTCTTTTGATCGATATGCACTACCTTGTAGTAAGAAGCGAATATCACTGTCTACAGGATCTGCAAACTTATCATATGCTGTGAGTATGTCACCTAATGGTGCATTGAATACTCCGATTCCTGTATAATCAAGTCCACCAGTTAGATCGTATGCTTGATTACCGATTGAACTAAACTTGACATTCTTAGAGTCTTGACCCCATGCTGCACCGTTTGTTGTAACAGGAGTAAATCCACTAGAGAATCCAGATGCTATTGAATCTGTACTCCAATGAGCATCAGCACCACTTGTTAGTGAAGCACCTGCCCAAAGGTTCTCTGAATTATTTGCTAAGAAATCTTTATAATATATTGACCTTCCACCTGACTGTTGAGCATCCTTTGCCTTAGAAAGGTTAGGGTGCTTCTCAAGTATAGATCCCACATCACCAGTAACAGAACCACCAGCGTCAATGACTACAACGTGAATCGCATCATTGTCACCATCACGGTTTGATACGTAATTGTTTACTTGTGGTCTATTCAGAACTGCCTTCCAAGGAAGAGTAACTAAATCAGTACCACCATCAGCAACACTCGTCAGAATGTTTTGTGAGTTGTACCAATCAGCAGTTACTATTGTTGTAGATGCTGATGCAGTAGTACTACCACTTGAATTCACAAAGTTTAGTAAACTACCAGTCTTGAATTCTTTCTGCGAGTTACGAGTATAATCAACTAATGTCTCAGTTCCATCCTCTGCTACTGTACTTACCACTCTGACATCTACTGATGTAGCAGTCTTACCAGTAACAATACCTTTCAGGATACCAGTTGCAGGTGTAACTGTACCAACACCAATCGTTTGACCAGTTAGATGTTGAGTAACACCATAACCTACACTAACGTTACTTATTGAACCGCTAGTAAATGTCGGTGTTAGTATCTGGTCTGCATAGTTATCGATAACAGCAACTTTCAAGTCATTTGCAAACGATCCAGGGTTCTTCGCAGCAAAGTACCAATTCACATCATCAGCATGATTGTTATTATAATCATCTGTATTTTCTATAACCAAAGGAGTTGTGTATGCAACACCAACCCCTGCGTTCGGGTTCTTGAGATCTCCTCCAGCAGATCGAACAACATCTAACTTACCACCGTAAGATAGAAAATTGCTCGCTGCATTAAAAGTCTCGTAATGGAAGTCAGTGGTTCCCACCCCTGGCTCACCAAACACGTCCACTAGCTCTTTTTCGCTATTGATTCGTGTAATTTCATTTACAGGACCTTTCCTAAAAGGACCGACAAAACCCCCAACGACGTTGATACTAAAATCCACGCCACCACGAGTTAGGTCAACCTCTTTTATTGAAATCCCTGGAGATGCTAATCGAAGTGCCATTCTAACTCCCTACTGTCCCTGAATTGACTATAGATTATTTATCGAAAAGCGTATTTAGCGGGGATTCTCACAGACTAAACGTGATATTCCCACATGAACGATCTGTCTCCATACTCATCAGACTTCCATACATCACCATTACTATCAACAACTTCTTCTTCCAAATCGTCAAACCCATCTGATACGAATCCAAATGGTGCCATGTCTTGTTCTATCGCATTCTTTTGCTCTTCATATATACGTTTTCTTACGTCCTGATCAGTCATCTCCTTGAAATAATCTTGTGCAACTAACCATGCAAATATAACCAAACACATTGCTAGGTCATCATTACATCCTTCCTCTGCCTCAAAAGATTGTTTCTTCTGAATGAAAGTAGTAAGTTCACTTATGATATTATAATCCATGAAAGTAAGTTTATCTTCTTCCACTAAAGTCTTCAGGTTAGAACATCCAAGTTTCTTAGTAACCTGACTCATCTTAACACCCAGTTGAGTTTTTACTCCAGAGAATCCAGATCCAACTATTTGCCCAGCTCTACCTCTCATAGCAACCATCAATAGATTCTCATACTCAAGATCGTAGAATAATATAGATGCTACTTGATCTCCAATATCATTTACCTCACATAGTACATATGCATTATTATATGCCTTACCAACTTCTTCTATGATAGAAGGGAATAGCATAGGTTTTACTTCATTATCTCTATACGTTGCTACAATCTTATATGGAAACTCTGTAATGTCAGCCACTATAAAGGCACTATAATCCTTCGAGATACCTCTTGCCACATCAACAGTTATAATATAATCCCTTCCTTTGAATGGTCTTTCGTATATTGAAATCTTACCATTCTGTTCTACAGGTTGTTCATATACCATTGCTTTCAGCTTAGCTGCTGATATCAATGTATCAACAGATCCTAAGAACTCACATTCAAACTCAATAGCAAACTGCTGTTTACTTGTGTTCCTAATAGTTTGTTCTTTCCACTTAGCATCCCTACCAGGAACCTCAGACCAATGTACCTCTGTTGGAGTGTACTCATTCTGCCCACGTTCAGCATCATGCCACATTCTATAGAAGTGGTTCATACCATGAGGGGTGGATACTATTATAACTTTAGTTGATTTACCAGAAGATATAGTAGGATAAACAGACGCAAAAAAATCATCCGCCAGATGGTTCTGCACGAATGCGAACTCATCAAGGAAGATGATGTTAAATGACATACCTCGAACAGCAGATGCTGAGGTAGATGCTGCTATAATTTTGGAACCATTCTCAAGTTCCATTGATCCCTTGTTCCAAGCAACGATGCCCTGCTGCATCCAACTCGGCAAGTTTTCATATGCCAGTTGTAATCGTCCGAGTAAATCTCTAGCAGTTGCTGCTTTGTTTGCAAGGATTCCGATGTTGACATTATCATTGAATATTGCGTAATGAAGTAAGTATGACACCACCGTCGTTGATTTACCAGTCTGACGAGGCATCTTACATATATTGAAACGATGCTTATGGAAATTTCTAATTAGTTTCTTCTGAAACTTATACATGTCAAAACCGACCAGACCTTCGTCAACGTTGACAATTTTTATATACTTCTCTGTAAAATATACTGGATCGTCTTTACACCTAACAAATTCTACAATATCCTCTTCACTAAACTCTTGTTGAGTATTAGCTTTCTTTAGATTCGGATTACCAAGATAAATGTCACTTTTTGTAGGCATTACCTATCCCATGATGATTTTCCGTAGCCTTGATTAAGACCACCAATAGAAGATGCAGCTGTCTTAGCTGCTACTTTAGCTACCTTACCTGCAACCCCTGCTACTTTTCCAGCAACACCACCTGCTGCTTTAGCACCCTTCATGAATTTAACATAACTCTTCTTCTTACCATAATTCTTTATACCATCCTTTCTTGGTTTCACCTGAGTAGAAAGTGCTCCTCCTTTAGGTATCCTTTCTGTCTGTGGTGAGTTAGGTGGTCTTACAGGATTCTTTGCTAATGCACTACCTTTATCATTTGATTTCTGAACACTGGTTTGATTTGGATCACGTTTAGCAAGTCCACCAGATACATCCTTACCACCAGTAGCAACATGTTGTCTATATCTATTTTGATTTGGTGCTTCTACTAATGTTGGATCATATGAATTATGCATTAACTTATAATCTACACCAGTAGACTTCTTTTCAGATCTTCTTTTCTTTTCAGATTTAATTGCTTTAGGGAAACCTGTATTAGGATTTCTATCTTGTCCAGAATAATATTTCACACTTTCATCAGTTTCTTCTTTTAATTTTTTCTTTGCTAGAGCTTCTTTCCTTTGGAGTTCTGCTTCTCTTTTAGCTGCAGCAGCAGATGATGAGGCACAAGCTTCTTTAGCAAGTTGTTTCTCTCGCACAATGTTTCTTATATTATCTAACTTTGTATTGTCCATAATAGAACTATTTGTCTTTGTTATTTAGGAGACCTTTCTTAATCATTTTTTGTAAGTCAGCAGTACTACCAACAAAAAGTGAGTTATTAGTTACTTGTACTTGCTTGTCTTCTTTCTCAAGATCTTTCATTTTCTTTTGTAGATCAACTATCTTATCTGTAACATCTCCAACTGATTTAATCAATTGACCAGCAACTTCATATGCTCTTGGATGCTGTGAATCTTGACAAACATCAAGAATACCATTCACTGCTTCCTGACCTTTCTCTACTAAATTGTATAACTGAGCACGAGAATATTCAAAGTCTGCCTCTGGTGTTTGATCTCTTACAAGCTTTGCTTGGGAGGATCTAGTAACACAACCAGACTCTTTTGCTATTTCTGTCTTGACACTTAATGCAGCATCAATAGCAGAAAATTTATCATCATCAGAATACTTTTCCATTATCCGTCTAGCATTGGGGATCCTGGTACTGGACCATCAGGTTTATAATTTGGATCATAAGGAATGTCATACTCAACATCACTTGGAGCATATTCATCAGTAATCCATTCTGCTACCTCTTCTTCGGGTCTAGGATTTGCCTCATGAAGGAATTCTGAACCACCTTGAGAGATAGTACTACCATTCTTGGTAGCTTCATCATACATTATTTCATGTAAAGTTTTTTTGTCGTCTGTAGCCACGGGCATTGAGTCTAAAGGATTTTGCCAATCATGATTTGGATCAAACCATTCATCATAAGGAAGTACATCTGGTGCAGGGTACGTCATACATCAGTTCCTAACGTCGGACTCCATTCCTTACCATCAGCATCGAAGAATGATCTGGACTCACTGAATCCAAATGTATCACCTGCTGGAATTAAATCAGAGTCTGTACTATTTACCATATTAATAGCAGCACCCACATTATGTATTGCTGGATTACTACCAAACGCACCTCTCTGTACTATCAAATTATTACCATCTCTTTCTTTTATTCTCATTACTTCTTGATCAATCTCTATGTACATTCCTGGAACAAATGTAGCACCATTAACAACCTTGATTAGGGTTTTGACTTTATCAACTCCCGAAGATAAGGAATTGGCAACATCGTCATTATAATCTTTGGTGGCTTGTGGAACAACAGTGTATCGTTGCTCCCTTGGAGCTCGGATAGCGGTAGAGTAATCGATTTGAACTTTTTTGATAATTCCGTTTTCATCTGTTGGTACCTCTTGATAAAAGTATGTTTTCGCAACGAAATCTAGATCATACTGGATGAATCTTCTAGTTGAAAAATCACCTTCGTATTCATCAGTAAATGAAACGTTTGCTAAGGAAAATGAAATATCTCTCTTCTCTTCAACACCTTCTAACATATTAATAGTAACTGTATATGCTGGTTGGAAAAATGGTAGTATTTGTTCTATTATTTGTAAAGCATCATCTTGTAATTTTGTAGCAAAACTAAGTCTGAACCCTACATCATAAGGAACAGGTAAGTACATTTTCTTTAACTTAGTCTTATCATTGGGAGACTTCATAGTAAACTTAGTTATCGGTGCACTCTTTCTTGTTGCATCGTAACTGTATGAAGATATCTCAAAGGATAATCTAGGTAATGTAATTGCTACATTATCATCAAAATTTGATTGCTGTTCAACTCGTGCAATGAAACGTTGAATTGGACCATAGGCAATAGGTACCTTGACCTGACTAATAGACTTACCATCACTTGCAAATTTTTTGATCTTTATATTATTAAATAAAGTACCAAATGCAATAACAGTTTTCCTTATTGTTTCATTGTAAAAATAATTACCAACCATTAGACCTCACCAAAAGGATTCTTCTCTGTAAAATCAAGTATTGAATCAGCTTCCGTTTCAATGGTTACACCACTGTTGAAAGTATCATCAGTATCATCATAATTAATCGTATTTAGACGGTACTGTGCTCCATCATTATTGACGATGAGTTCACCAACACTGAAGTTACCACTGAGGTTTCTAGCAGTAAGTGTAAGTGTAGGTGCATCGTAACTTGTAACAAAGGCAGTTGAAAGAGATGTTCTACCCTGTATCCAGTTACCATATTTGAATGTTCCTATACCAGTTGTACCAGCATGTCCAACTGTAATTGTTGGTGGAACAGTATATCCATAACCAGGATTTGTAACCCTAATTTCGTAGAGACTATCGTTCCAAAGGAATGCTTCTCCTGTTGCAGTTCTACCTCCAGCAGGGGCAGAGCTGAATGTAACATCTGGTGGGAAGATATAATCAGATCCAGTATCAGTTATAGTAATAATACCAACACCACCTGAATTAGTCGCTACACCAACTACGGCAGCAGCACCAGAACCCACACCATCTTCAGGATGGAATGAGATAGATGGAGACATAGTATAACCTGTACCAGGGTTGGTAACATAAATCGAACTTACTCTTCTTCCATGGAAGGTTGATGAGGTTGTAATCGCCACAGCAGTAGCAGTTACTCCACCACCAATAGGGGCAGATATCCTAACTTCGGGACTTGCATTGTATCCACTTCCTCCATTTGTAAGTAAAATAGAAGCAACACCATTTGTTAAAGAAGTATATGCTTGGGCTGTATTACCAATACCGAGAAGTGTCAATGTGGCATTGTAACCAGCAGTCTTCATATCATCATCAATAGTTTCTATACCAGTAGCAATTACCTCGTCCTCGTACTCGAATGGTTCTGTATGAAGTGTATATGTATAGTTCTTACGTAACTGATAGAAAGTACTTACATCATCTACGTACTTGATTTCTAAAAGTAAATCCCTGAATGGAAAATAAAGTAAATCACCTTCAAGTGGACGTGTTGGATTCTTAGATAATCCCCTCTGCCCTGCCATCATTGGTAGTACATAGTTATTATATCTCTCTTGAGATATAACAATCTTCATTTCAGCAGTAGACCTAACACCAAACTTTGTTAGGAGATTATAGTTACTATCAAATCCATCGTGTGATTCAATATATCCTTCAATTGGAAATGACCTATCAAATTTTGAACTAGACACTTCCCTCATAATCGTCTTTGTATTGACGAATACACGAGGCATATAAACAAACTCTACCCCGAACATTGCAATCTGTTCGTCGATTAAATCTTGTACCAGACCTTGTTCAGATTGAGTACCTTGTTGAAAAAATGGATTTAATGCCATTAGCCAATCATATCCAATGGTGGTAATTCAAATTCATTATTCATCTTCTCTTCTATAGCTTGAATCTCAGACACACCGTCTTCATACATCTGTCTACCATTGAGTTCAACTCCACCAGGAAGTTTCACTCCTTGGAATTTCATCATATTTTGTCCCCACTGTTTCTTCAATAAAGCAGTAAAATATCTCTTGATAAATCTATCATTATATACTTTAGGGAAATCATTTGGATCCAACATTCTGTAACAACGAATAATTAGATGATCACCTGCTTGCATACTAGATGCATCCACATCAAGATAAAGTCTGTTCTGCCTTCTATTCCAACGTATTGCTTTATCTGGGTGTAGTATGAAATCAAGATCTTCAAGATATTTTTTCACATTAACATAACTCAATAGTTCCATTGAACTAAAGAAATAAACATCATTCAAGAATAATTGATAGTTAATATTGAACATGTTTGTGCTGATAGCACGGTTATCCAATTTAAATACTCTTTCTATTCCTATTACAGCATCAGGAATCTGAATAAAGTTTTGGTTCTCTTCAAATACAAATGAGGTAGTACCTACACCAGTTATATTAGTAGTTCCAGTTGAAGTTGTTATACCTATTGATAAATCATCTCCTCTCGCTCTAGTTGCATCTAAAAAATCTTGAGTTATCTTATGCTTCAAATACATCAATTCAACACCTTCCATGTGTCTATCTTGATATAATATGATAGCATCATCCAATAGATCCTCGACCTGTTCGTCAGCTACATTTATTTCTAATACAGGAGCTCCTAATTGTCTCTTCCCATATTCAGCTAATTCTTGTCTAGTGCTTGGATTCGCCATTTATACTGACTTTTTTTGTATTTATGTACGTCTTATACAGACATCTATTTGATCACCAACATTTGCAGCAACAGCATCTGCAAAGGTAACAGCAGGGTCACCAATAGAATAATCTACTGTAGGTGTCTGTTGAACACCATTGATAAACACCTGCATATTATCTTCTGTTATAGTTGTAGCAGTTGGTGTGAAGTTTACTTGTTGATCTGT